ACCTTTGCAACGGTACGCCTCGCGTCAGCCGGAGTTGCGTATTTAATAGATACAGTGTCTTTTGGGTTTTCATCTGTGTATAATCTTCTATCGCTACCTTTAGGTTTTTTTCCTGTTCCTTTTTTAGGATCTTTTCTTTTTGACATTTTTCCTTTTTGCAAACGTGGCAACATTAGTTGGCTTACCACCAACTCCTTGTGCTTTTGATCTCTTTCTAGACACAGCGGATTTTATTTGACCTTTGGACATACTAGCCGCTTTTGATGCAGGAACACACTTAGGATATTTTCGTTTGGCATCTTTTTTTTGTTTTGATCTACCACACTTAGCAAAGCTTCCATCCTTTTTTCGAGAACCTATATCTCTCCAATCTTGTTTAAACCACTCTGTTAATCCGCCTTTTGCCATTAGCTTTTTTTTGTTTTTTTACGTTTATTTTTCATGACAGCACCACAACCTTTTGCAATACCACCTTGTTTAAAACTAGAAACTTTTTTACGATCTTGTGATATTTTATTGAAATCAATCATACCGCCCATTGCTTTTTTAGGACCTTTAAAATCTTTTCTTTTTACACCACTAGGATCTTTAATTTTACCAGCACAAATTTTAGAAGCGTAAGCATTGGCGTATGCACTAGGATAAACATCAAACTTTCTTTTAGCCGCTGCTTTACCTCTTGAACATAATTTAGTCATTATTTTTTCCTTACTGTTTGTTTAGCTCTAGCAAAAGCTTTTGCTGTAGGAGCGCCTTTAGCACCCTTTTTACGCATTTTACCACCGCGTTTACGTTTAGCATGAATATTAGCATAAAGACCTGGACCTGCCATTATTTCTTCCTCTTAGGCTTTTTCATGGATTTCTTTTTAGCAGCAACAATAATATCACCTCTAGTAATTTTATCTTTTGGTGGATACATAGCTGCTAATTTTTTCTTCTTTATTGTTTTTTTAGGAGTGCCGCCTTTGTTATACATCATGCCGCCACCCATCATTTTTTTAGCTGGTTGATTATCGCCTTTTCTTTTTACCTTCATAATCTTCTCCTATGTGTTGGTTATTTGTAGCACACTAATAATAATGTGCAAATCGTTTGCATTTTGTGCAGTAGCCTTAAAGACTTCTGATTCTTTTGCAATCAAAGTCGACGTTAGTAATTCAGCCGATGTTTTTGCTGCAATAGATTTATCTTTCTCTAATGAAAAAACATTAGATCCGGAATCTGTTAATGTTAAAGTCAGTGTGCAAGCATTTGATGCATCGTCGTTAGATACACGTATTGACTTAACAATAGCCGTTGTTTCCGCTGGTACAGTATACACTGTTGTTTCATTTGTTGTAGTTAAATCTACTTTTAAATTTGTATATACGTTAGGCATTTAACTTAAAAAAAATGTAATCCTTTCCTGTTCTTCTTTTAATGTTTGAGGAACATAAGTATTATTTAACACAAATATAACCTGCTCTAAAGTTTGAATTAATTGGGATATTTGTTCTCTACTATATTCTTCTGTAGCATCTGGTAGACGAGGAGTTGTTATTTTTGACATTAGATTCCTCTCATTCCGTCTGGTTTCATATCTAGACGCAGAGTTCCATATCTCCATTTGTCATCAATATCTCCACTAGATATCCTAACAGCTATTTGTCTGCCTCTTATTCTAGTATCTTTTTTAGTTGTACTTGTTGCTATTTCAAAAGGTCCGTGCGATTTTTGACTTGCAGTCGGATAGGGTCTTGTTTTCATAGTAACATCAACATTACCAATTTGATTTTTAAAATCAGGAATAAATCTAGAAATTGACATAAAATTATCTCCGTCTGCTATATCAATATCTGCAGACTCAATGTGATTTGTCATGGCTGCACCATCGTCATTGCTCCCTGTTTCGTGAAGATATACAAAAGTTCTACCAGCTTTTAATCCATTAATTGTTGTAATTGTATCAGATGTATCAAAAGACTCAAACTCTGCAGCATAAGGAACTTCGTAAACACCATAATCAGCCCAAGCACTTCTAGCTAAACTTCCTATGTACCAAAGATTTTCTGCATAGTTATACGCTACCATTCTATCTATTTGATCGGAGTTAGCTGAAGCATAAAACCAAATAACTTCATTATAATTAGAATTAGATGAACAGTACACATCTTGCTTTGCGTTTTGATTTATGTCGTCAAAAACATAATCTTGAACGCTACAAGGTATTTTTTTAACTGCACCGTCATATAAAAAGAAGGAATCGTTACTCATCCAAAATGAATTACCAGATACATCAACTGCTGCATTAATACCTACAGCTCCACAATTAGAACCAATTTGTTTAAAACCAAATGTTAAAGGTGCACCGATAAATTGCATTTGATACAAAGCTGTGTCTGTCCAGATCATAACAGCACCTCTTGACCTCACAGCTGTATTGATTTGATTACCGTCAGTTAATCTAAAAGACCCAGCAGTGTTAGTTGCTGTTGGTGTCCAATCACTTGTTGATTCTTGATCAGACCATCTAATAAACATATTGTCTTGTGTGGATGTTGTGCCGATAGTTGTTTCTGTACCTAGACAAATAACATGTCTATCATCACCAGAAACAATCATATATCGAGATTTAGTAGGGGCACCGCTTACTTCTGATGTGCTAGCTCTATTGCTTGATAATCCTGATGAAGTGTCCCAATAAAATAGACCGCCATTAAACTGTAAAGCCAATGCGTCCTCACCCCAGTTATCAAGAGCCCATTTAGCAGATTCCAATAACACACCTTCTCCACCAGTCAAACCTTCACGAGTAGTATTCCATGTGCTTGTATTCCATGTACCTGCGCCCCAACCATAGCCAAAAAGTGCCACTGCAGCTCCTGTGTTTGTTTGATAACTTGCATTAGCTGTAGCTCCTGTAGCACTACTTGATGCGTTAGCTGGGGCTTGTATAGTGTATGTGTTAGAACTAGGCACTGTCAAGATCTCAAATTCACCTTGTAAGTTAGCTTGAGACAATCCTCCTACAGCACCACTAACACTAGCTATTGTTACAAAATCTCCAATCAAAGCACCATGACTTGCGTCTGTTACAGTAACTGTTGCAGATCCACTAGTTGTTGCAAATTGAGTAATATTTCCAGTGGCAGTAGCACGAATAGGAGTTATGTCTGAATAGTTGTCTTCAGAATAAGCGTATAATTTTTTGTTGGTTCCATAGATGATATATTTAACACCACCTAAATCAGAATATGTAAGAATAGCCCTAGTTGCACCTACAAGTGCATCACTAGTTACTTTTTCCCAACCACCTATCTTTTCGGGTAAACCATAACGAAATCTTACGTTATCGCAATCTACCCATTTACCTTCAGCACCATATTCAGTGTTTTGTTTGTCAATACCTGGAGCTATTTGTAGTTTAGTTAGTGGCATAAAATGGTATCCAGAAATCTGTTCCATTAACATTAATACGAATATGTCCTGTTAAATCTCCAACACTTGTATCCGTTGTTATACTTTTTGTTTGATCTGAAGCACTTGTACCGTCAAATTTAATAAATTCTTGATCTTGATCATCTTGGTCTAAAGATAAACAAGCTATGGCACCTGAAGAATTAGATTGATTAATTTCAACAGAAGCGTCTGCTGGAGAACTTGTTCCAAAACCAATTCTGTCAGTAGATCCGTCTATAAAAAAAGCATGAGTCAAAGTATTTGTTTCTGCTCTAAAATCAACAGAAGCACCTGAGTCATTAAACGTAAATCCACCGCCATCAAAGTCAATAGCGCCAGTGGCTTTTACACCACCAACAACGTGTAATTCTGTTGAGGGTGAGTTTGTTTTAATACCAATACGATCATTACCAGCATCTGTAAAAAATAAGTTTGCATCTCCATTACCTTCAATTCTAAAATCTAAATCAGCTGAAGATTCATTAAATACAAAACTACCACCGTCAATTGAAGTATTACCTGAAACGGTCAGTGTTCCGTTGGCCTTGATATTTCCTGCATCGTTCAAGACATCAAACATAGTAGATCCGTCAGAGTATAAAATGTGTTTAGCACCTTGAACCAATGTTGTTCCTGTGCCACCAGAAGGTTTAAATGTTAAAGTATTACCACCATGAGTTGTTGCATCATCAACAATATACCATGTCTCTACAGCTTCAGTGCTCATAGTCGTTGCACCTGATAAAGTGCCTGTTAGTTTAATAATAGCATTACTTTGTTCATCTGTTGTAGAACCGTCTGTTGCTGTTAAAGAATCGGTTGTGCTAGCGACAGCTACTGAAACATAACCCTTTGCTGCTGATTCTAGTTTTTGTAAATTATTATTTGTAATATTTCCCCAGTTTCCAGAGTTTTCTCCACTGGCCTGAAGTTCTAAATTTAATGTGCTTGAAAATGTTGATGCCATTTATGTCTCCTAATCTGTGCTCCCCGGTTCGACGTCAGAATAATCTACTGTTTGTGAATCGTCAACCTCATTCCATATAAAAAAGTCAGGAGATCCAGTAGATAATGTAATTAAATTTTGTAAGGACTCTCCAAAAGCCGCTTCTTCTCCTACACTTACCGTAATAGCTCCCGCTGTTGTTGGTGACACTGTTGCTCCGCCTGTGGCAATTTCCGTGCCTAAACTAAATGTTACCACATTAGTTGACGGAGATATTGCTACACTAGTTGTTACAGTCTCGTCTCCAACGCTAGAGGTAATGGCTACACCACTAACAAACGGTGATCCTACGTTCTGTACACCGCCTCCTCTGACAGATCCTATTGCAAACTCTGCTAATGCTCCGTGTCCTAACATTCTATCTTGCCGTTACTGGCACTCCTTTACTACTTACAAATGGATGTTCTGCAAATGCCATGTAGATATGATTACCAGAACCATTTGAAATAGCAGAATTGCCTCTCCATTTAAATCCATTACTTAAAAAATCTACCATTAAACTTCCACCTGTAGTTACTTCGGCATCACTACCATTAGGATATAATAATTTATCAATAACATTAATGCCGTCTCTTTTATTATCATACATAGCCCAATTTTGTGATGAGTCAGTTCTTTTTGTCATAACCCAAGCAGGTTTAAATCCTGTATAAACAAATGTTCCATCTGAATTAGCATTACCTGTATAAGAACCCATCTTTGAGTAGCCTTGTTTTTCTGCAAAACAGTAAGCTAGATAAGTTGCACTATTTTCATTTAATGCATCATATGTGCTATGATACCCATCTAAAGTAAAAGTAGTTGTATTTGTTGATGTTATTCTAGCAGGGTCACTAGTATCTAATGCACTTGTACCATTTAAAAATAAATTACCTCCACCAGATTGTGATGCACTTTCGTGAAAAACTCTCCAACTTTCATCACCTATTGACCTACTTTTCGCAATAACAACTTTACACTCCGCACCTAATCC